CTGTTTTAATTCAAAGAATTTAATTTTTCAGGTTAAATATAAAATAAGTAAATCTGCGATTTTTGCGATTTTTTGCATCAGTCATTATGAATTCATAACTTCTCGGCATATTTTACAATTTTCAATTAATAAATCTAACGCTTTTGGAATTTTTGGAGAAAATACGAGTGATTCAATATCAAGGGTTGAACCTGAAGTTAAAACTGGTCGTTGAGTATATCCTTTTATTTTAAGCATAGCATTTAAATCCTTCAATAATATTTTCCATTTACAATTTCCATAATTTATTTTTAATGTTTCAAGTAAACAATACGTTAAAGCTCCTGAGGGCATCCCTCCTTCAAATGCATCTGCACTAGTTTGAGTATCCGTACAACCACTAATCATAAAAATATTGGCATTTGTTTTGGAATACTTTTTAAACTCATAGAAGGTTTGTTTTAATTGCCAGTCATTTGGCTCATACCTAGTTGGTTTGCCTGTTTTAGTATAATAACTTTGGTCTTCGTATTTACAACGCAGATCACAACCAGTTCCACTGTGACAGCAATCTAAAACTACATAACAAGTCGTACCTTGAGGAAGAGTTAAAAGAATTGATCTAATTTCATCATCAGTAATTAATCCCTTGTTATAATCAAGTGGAACTAAACAAGAGTCCATACCTGATTCTTCGTCACCATTTGTATCCTTTTTAAGCGTACCATGTCCTGAAAAATGAAAGAAATATTCATCACCTTTAACAGCATCAGAGATCATGTTTTTGAGTGAAGAAATTATATTTATCTTTGTCGGCTTATTATCTTGGTCATCACTTAACATAATAAAATCAGTGTATTCTTTTGAATTTTTCAAAAAAGTACGCATATTTTTTATGTCGTTAATACAACCTCTTAGTTCATACTGCGTACAAATATAATTGATACCAACAAGAAGCGCTTTTTTAACCATATTTTAAATAAGAAAAAAAAAATAGATTTATAAAAATTAAACGCAAAAAAATCTATATAAAAAAATATTTATTATAATTCCAAAATGAAGATTTGGATTATTTTAGCATGTACTCCATCTCAAGGTGTTGGATATCATGGTAAGATTCCATGGAAAAGTTCAATGGATTTGAAATACTTCAAGCGTTTTACTTTAAATAATGCAGTTATTATGGGTAGAAAAACATTTGAATCAATCGGAAAACCACTACCAGATCGTGAAAATATAGTTGTTTCATCTTGTGGAGGTTTTGAGGGAGTTCATAATGTAAGAACGATCGAAGAAGGGGTTGAATTTGCTAAAAAATATGACATTTTATGGGTATGCGGAGGTGCAACTATTTATGATTACTTTCTCAAAAATTATAAAATAGACGGTATTGTTCAAACAACCTGTCCCCAAAGTGAATGCGATGTTATTGTTGAAACAAATCTGGAAAAATATTTACAGAATGAATATCATTTGGAATTTGTTCCAAAAAATTTGGAAGAAGGATTTAAAATGAATGTTTATACTTCCCAGAATGAGTGTTATCGAACTATCGATGATGATTATTTAGACCTTATTGAAAAAGTAATGAAAAATGGTTTAAAGAGAGAAACGCGCAATGCTATAACGATTTCATCTTTTTCAGAAAAACTTACAATAGATTTGAAGAAAGGATTTCCATTATTGACAACAAAAAAAGTATATTTTCCGGGAGTTGTACATGAATTATTATGGTTTATAAAGGGGCAAACAGATAGTAGGATTTTGGAGGAAAAGAAAGTTAATATTTGGAAAGGAAATACTTCAAAAGAATTTTTGGAAAAGAGTGGATTGCCATATGAGGAAGGAATTGGAGGACCAATTTATGGTTTTCAGTGGAGACGATTTGGAGAAAAATATAAATATGAAAAAGATGGAGAAGAATTTTGGACAGAAGGAGTTGAAAGAGGATTTGACCAATTGCAATTTATTATTGACGAAATCAGGACAAATCCAAACTCACGAAGGTTATTTATGTCAGGATGGAATCCAAATCAGCTTTCACAAATGTGTTTGCCTCCATGTCATGTGAGTTATCAATTTTATGTTAGTCAGGGAAAACTTAGTTGTCAAATGTATCAAAGAAGTGCTGATTTATTTTTAGGTCTTCCATTTAATATTGCAAGTACGGCATTGTTAGTTCATTTAGTTGCAAAAATATGTAGTCTAGGTGTAGATAAGATACATATTTGTTTGGGAGATGCACATGTTTATGAAGATCATTTTGATGCAATTAATGAGCAATTGGCAAGGCGAGAAAAGAAATATTTGTTACCAGATATTGAAATATCAATGGAAAGGGAAACGATTGAGGATTTTGAATATGATGATATTAAGATAAAAAATTATGATAGTCATCCGATGATTAAAGCGAAGATGTTTGCCTAAAAATTATTTATATTTAGCTTTAATTGATTTGTTAAATCTTGTTTTTTCACGATGGCAATCAAGGCAAAGTGCTTGTAAATTTTCCTCATCATTGGTTCCAAAATAAGCAAGTTCAATAATATGGTCAATGTCAAAGTTTTTTCCAAAATCTTGAAAACAACAGTTACATTTATTATTTTGTTTCTGTGTAATTAGTATTTTTGTTTTGATTGTAATATTTTTTCGAGGAAAGACTTGTAAATAAGTGTCTTTACTGAAATTATTGAGAAAATGGAAAAGACTATGTAATATTTTGCAATCAAAATCAACAATATTTTCAGCCATATCAATAAGAAATTTTTCTTTATATTGTTCCGTTAAATAATTAAAAATTAGGTATTTAATTGAAATGTCATCATTATTAATATAATTAATAGGACATAAACCATTGGACAAATGAAGAAAAAGGTAAAGTTTTTCACCACATATTTTCATACAAACTGTAAAATCTGCATCAGAATAATCGCATTCAATTGTATTAGTATATTTTATAGGTTCAATATCAACATGCATTGATTCATTACATAAATAAAATAATCGAATGATTTCGAATAAAATATCAAGAGATTTTGGTGAAGATGGTGGGTAAAGAGAAATAAATTGTGATATATTTTTTTGTATTAATTCTCTTACATCATAATAAAAAAGCTTATCCAGGTAAGCATTTATTTGGGTACTTGGGTATTCCATCTTTTATTTTTATTATTTGAAATATAAAAAAAATCAATTTTTTTCCTATAAAAAAAATTGATAATTTAATTATTTATTTAGATAGAGAACACAAATGTACAATCTAAAGCTTATTTGGGATCTTGATATATCTCCTGTTGATAAAAACAATGGGGAAATCAAGGCAAAAATTGATTTGGAAGAAATGAAGCATAGAGCTCTTAAAAACGACGAGGCCTACAAGTTTTTATCTGGAAAAGTTCATTGTCCAAACATTTCGGAGGACAAAAAAAAATTTATTGACTTTTATTATCTTGAAATCAATATTGACGAGCATATTGTCAAAATAAGATTTCTTGAAATTTTGAATACAATGCTTATTACATCAAATATTGATTGCAATATTCTTAAGTCTGCAATGAATCGTCACTTTTTATTAATGCATGATTCTTTGATTAAAGGAGATGTAATGTTTAGGTACAGAATGGAAAAAATGATTGACAAAATGCAGGAAAAACCAGCATTTTACAATCTTAGACCAATTCAAATACCATTAAAAACAAGATTATTCAATTATCAAATTAACAATATAAATTGGATGATCGATTTGGAAAAAAATGGTAGAATCCATCCTTTAACAGACTTAAAGTTGATTCATTTTCCAGATGGAAGGATATATAATCATTCTGAAATGAAATTTATCGATCAGGATGCTGTTCCGTTGGTGAACATCAAGGGTGGAATTATTGCTGATGAAGCTGGCAAAGGGAAGACTATACAAATGTTGTCACTTTGTTTAGCAATGGGAGGACAAACATTAGTGTTGGTCCCAGAGCATTTAAAATCACATTGGCAAAAAGAAATGATAAAACATTTTGATGTCCCAATAAATATAACTATTGAGACCTTTGATTTTATTTTTAATTCGTCTAATCGTCAGAAACAAATATTCAGCGATTTATTGAATGGAAAAGTGCGCTTAATTATTGATGAATTCCATATTATTTACAGTGATGATAAGTACAAATTTCTTTACGAACTTCTCTGTAATACAAAAGTACAGTTTAAATGGGCTTTGACTGCAACGCCTTTTACAACTAAAAATAGTCTCCACAAAATAATACAATATCTCACTGATTGCATATTTAATTATGAAAACATAGAGAGATTTATGTATTATCGGGAGTTGTTTGAGAGTTTGTTTAAGAGAAATATTGGAGAAAACATCCAAGATGAGTTAGAACTTCCTGAAATTGAATACCACAATCATGTTCTTGATTTTAATGAGACAGAAAAAGGTATTTATATGGCTGAAAAAATCGCCCGCAATAACGCAAATATTTACGACTTACGACAGTTTTGTTGTGACGTAATGGTAAAATATGAAATAGAGAATGTTTTATCATATAGTGATATTGGACTAATCTTGAAAGATTTTGAGAGAAAATGGCTTGACGAAACTTTGAAACTTGAAGAGATTAAGGAAAAAATAGTAGAAATAGAGAAATCGATTGATTCAAGCAAAAATAAGACATACCGTGAAGATCTTTGTAAAACACGTATCACGTATATTGAGCTTCTAAAGAAACAAGAAGAAACTACTCGAAATAGAGAAAGATCATTCAATCTTTTGAATGCGCACATGCAAGATGAAAAAGTATGTCCAATTTGTAGTGAAGACATAGATGATAATTACTGTATTATTGAAGCATGTACTCATTATTATCACGAAAATTGTTTAAAGAGTTGGTTCACTCGTTCAAGAATCTGTCCTGGTTGTAGAGGGACAAATGTTAATTATATTCTCTTTGGAAAAAAAGACAGGAGTGCTCCTTACAGTACAAAAATTATGAAACTCCTTGAAATAGTCAAAGAAACTAAAAGGCAAATAATTGTTTTTACTCAATTTGAAAAAATAATTTCAAAATTGATTATGGTTCTTGGAAAAGAAGGTATTGATGCCAGGGAATTTTCCGAGGCTAACATTAATTTTTTTAGAGAAGGTGTATTTCCTGTTTTCATTCTTTCATCAAAAAATAACGCATGTGGTTTAGACCTTAGTTTTGTCTCTGATATTGTTATTTTTGAGCCAATTGCTGGAAATTATGTAAGAGATGTTGAAACACAAATTGTTGGAAGAATTTACAGAATTAATCAGACAAAAGTTTGCCATGTACATCGCTTGATTATTCGTAATACAATCGAAGAAGAAATCTATGCTGATCTTTTGTAATTTATAAAAATACAAAAAATTATAATTTAAGAAACATGTTTGTATAATTGCATTAGTTTTCGTTTCATTTCTTCGACTTTTTTATGATCTTTCATCTTTTCTTCTATTTTTTTAGCGAGTTTTTTCTTATCTTTAGATGACATTTTCATCATTTTTTCAAGTTTTTCCATTGTTGTTTTCATTCTCTTTTTATCCACTTTATCTTTGGCATCTTTCATTGCTGTCATTACGCGTCTCATCATTGCTTTACATTTTATCATATCGCCATCTTTTTCTAAATGTTCTTTCTTATATTTGGAAATCATATGTTCGATTGATTTAGAATCGTTATGAACGCTCATAAATTTCTTTTTAAGCTTGCGTCCAATCATACGAAGTTTTTCTTTATCTTTTTTATTTTTGGAAATACTTTTAGCCATTTTTGTTAAATAGGCACTATCCATATTTTCTAATGATATTTTATTTTTTTCTCAATTATAAAATATGGGTGATCTTGTTTTGGAAGGAAATTTCAGGGTAATCAGAAAAAAAAATGATAATATTCAGTTTAATTTGAAAAAAATTTATGATCTTAATAATTTTAACGAAAACTACGGTTCAAATCCAGATGTTAGGATGACAATTAAAGGATCAATTCTTGTTTTAAAAATTAAGAAAATTTTTACAAATGTAAATAAAACAATAATTCGTTTTTTTCCAAATAGTTATGATTTTCCAGAAAGAATCAAAAATGGAAAAATAGTTATAAATAGATTAGTTAAAATAACTCCTTCTTTTACCACTTCCCCGAATACTCAATTTGTATCTTCATGTGGTTGCGGTAAATCAATTTCAATCAATACAAATGTTCAATCCGGATATTCGGCAACTTCCTTCCCATCAACTTATTCTGCTACTTATAATTTAGGTCCATATCCTGGACGTTCTCAAACAACACCAATGGTAGCATGGGCCTATACACCTCCAGGTGGGGGCTATTGAAGTTTTTCTTTCATATAATTTATTTCTTTCCTTTGATTTTTAATTATATCAACAAGCAAACTGTTTATATTATTCTTTTTCTTTTGCATTTCTTGACTCATCATTATTGCCATTGAATGATGTGGAATCATTCCTAATAGATATTGATTTTGATCAATAAACAATTGCTTCCTAATAGCATAAAAACTTCCAACAATAAGTAACATTCCAAAAATAGTAATTGGTACAATTTTATCTAAAATACCCATTAGAAAAAACATCCACCCAGTCATCAATAAAGTCATATATAAATCATTTAAACTTAATCTTATATCGGACCAACCAGATGCCCATACATTCATTGTAGATAGAAGACCACTAATAATCATTATAAAAAACATTTGCACATAATGTTGATGTATCATATTTAATATTCATAAAATAAATTTAGATATCTTCCAATATCTTCTGTTTAAACAAAAAATATATTTCACAAAAAACACTTACAGAATTAAGAACATGGCACCTAAAAAAAAGAAAAATATATTTATCATCAATGTTTGAAAAATCATTATCTTCATTAAAACAAGATTCAATAGTAAAAACAAGTTGAATATTTATTAAAAATGATGCCCAATAAAGAATTCCAAATCTTTTTCGTAGAATAAATATAAGAATTACAAATGTTTTTGTTAAAATACAAATACTAAATAGCAATTCAACAATTATTAAATTTTTGAAAATTTCAGTACTTTTATGTTTATATTTTATATTTTTTTTTGAATCAATAATAAGTAAGATATTATTTATCATGCAAAAAAGGTTAATAATAATTCCACATGTCAGAAAATAAAATCTAATTTTGTTTTTAGATGTCATGAAAAATCATATCTTAAAACATATGTAATATAATAAATCAATTTTATATGGAACAATATTATGTATATATTTTACGAGAAATTGGAGGAAAAAGAACATATGTTGGATACACAGTAAACTTAGAAAGAAGAATACGACAGCATAATGGAGAATTGGTTGGAGGAGCGAAAAGTACAAGGGGAAGGAAATGGGAGTTTGCAGGATATTTAACTGGTTTTCCAGATTCATCAACAGCATTACAATGTG